TTTCTTTTGTGATTTTTCTTACTTGTCAAAATTAATAACTATTTTTCTAGTATTTCGTTTTTAGCAACTCTTAAAATTTTAGCGCTTGCTTGAAATAATGCCCTTGCTTGGCAGTCTAGCCATTCCTCGTTTTTATTTGGTTTTAGTTCGCCGTTTCTAGTTCTTTTTTGTTCACTTGCTGTTGCTAATCTTTCGCATATATCGCAATCATATATCAAACTACAACCGCCCCAGCTGTATTGATTCCAATCTTTTGCACCATTTAGCAATCTTTCTTTTGTTATTATTTCGCCATTCTCTAAGTTTTCTAATAATTCTTGCGCATATTCTAATACGCCTTTGCTCCATTTGCTTCTTTGTCCCATTTCTTCAATTCTTTTTAATATTTCTTTTTCTTTCATAAATAAAACCACCTTTCTATTTTTTCTCAAAAGGTGGTTGATTTTTTCTATATTCTATTTTATAATAAATATAGAAACACCTTTCGAGGTTTTCTGGGGCTGATATAGTGTTGTAACTTTCTCAGGGTTTACACTGTATCAGTTTTTTTGTTCTTTCCCTTTTAAAACGCACAAAACGCACATTTTATATTTTTTTCTAATTATTTAAAATTTGATATCTTCTGGATGAATAATTTTATTACTATTTTTAATAGATAAAAGCGAAATATTAGTAGAATAAATATCGTCTTCCTCTGAATAATCCATTTTAATTTCAACTTCTGCAAAATATAAATCTCTATCATTTCCCAATTTGCCTAGTTCAATCGAATGAACTCCGTCCATTTTCCCAGTAGAATTTACATCATCTTCAATCAACTTCCAAATTTCTTTACCATCAATCACAACATTGAATTTTTTAAACATTTTTTCAACAATTTCGAACCTGTTCATTTCTTTTCTCTCCTTTAGAGTGCTAGTCATTTAATCTAGTCTTATCTCTCTCAACTGATTATATTATACCACAGTATATATATACTGTCAATGCTTTTTACAAATATTTTTAATTTTTTTTCAAATATTTTTCCATCTGTTCTTTTAACCATTCCGTAAAATTTAATTTGTTGTTTTTTAGTTTCTCATCGAATGGATTTGCAATAAATAAAGGAATATAAGCATTATATACTTTGTGCGTTTTTAATCTATTTTTTCTTTTTTCTGCTGGTGTTAACGGCATATTATAAACCCCCTTTAATTAGTATATGTATATTATAACAGTATATGCATACTATGTCAATACCTATTTAATATTTTATAAATAAAAATAAGGCTTTACAGCCTTAAAAAATTGTTTTGTATGATTTCATATACATTATGCTTTCATTGATAATATTTTTGTCTATGTTTTCATGATTACTGTTTGATTTTATATAGTCTATGATATTTGCAATGTCATTACTAAAATGTATATAAACGCCGTTATATTCATTTTTTGCGTTGCAATATTTTAAATTAAAATTCTCATATATTTTTTGCAAGTCTTCGGTTGTTTTTTCAGCACTTATTACATTGTTATTATATTTCTCTAATATTTTTATTGTTTTATTGCTACTTTTATATATTACTGTATTTGTTTTTATTAAATACAATAATAGACAAGTCAATATTCCTGTTATTACAACAACAACGATATATTTAATATTTTCTTTCATATATTACACCCCTTTATATTATATTAACATTATTTTATATTAGAATCCTACATATTACAACTATTTTATTACGACAGTATTCGACATGTTGTGACATGTACTATTGTAGCATTGTAGTATGGTGCATTGTGTGGGTGTTATACAATGTATCATGTAAGGTATTATAAGGGATTAAGGGGAATATTATAAGGGGTGTTATGTTACCTCTGTTTGTCTGTATTTTCCAATTAAAATATTGTATTTTTTTTGTATAATTTCAATGTAAAACGCTATAACACAGTGATACCAACGCTTTACAGGGAATAGGACAGGTTTAAAACTTTGCGCGTAACAATAATTTTGCGCAATGTTTCAAATATATAGGTACCCCGTCCCTATAATGTAGATAGGGCAGGGGGTTGAGTTACCTCCTCACAAATTCCCATATACCAAAAGGGGTTACAACCTTATTACCTTTTAATTACCTTTTACAAAAATGCATTGACAAACAATTATTTGTTGATAAAATCTAATTAATATAATCTAGCTAGGTTATTGAGTGGGCAGTAGAATCTGTCTGCTTGATAACCATTTTTTTACCCCTAAATATTTGAATTATAGAAATAAGAGGACTGAAACCTGAAAAAATGAGTTCAATACTTAGGGAGAGTAAAGGAATATAGAATTAGTACATATATCAAAAATGATATATGAAACGGGGTTATATATATCAAATTTGATATATGTTAGGAGAGATTTCATCAGGAACTATGTAGAACTTAATGAGGGAGATAGAATTTTAAGAAAAAAGTCAATAGATTATTTAAAAAATACCGATGAATTACAAAAAACGGAGATGTATGTAAAATTTTTTCTAAAATCAGCAAGCGTGTTGGCAAGAGAGAAGCTATCTTCGGCAGAAATGTCAGTTTGTTTAGAAATGTTGCAGTATATCAGATATGATACAGGGTATTTGGCTTTTGACAACGGTATTAAATTGACTTTAGATGATATAAAAAGAAAATGCGACTTTGTTTCTGGCATAAGTGTTGCAAGAGCAGTAGAGGAATTAGTAAGTAAAAAGATATTTGCTAAGGTAAAAACAGGCAAAGAAAACAATTATTTAGTGAATCCATACATTTTTATGAGAGGTGCTAGGGTAAATAGGACTTTATCAAAGACATTTGAGTACAGTAGATGGGCTAGACTTTATAATTAAAGGAGATTTTTATGGACAATGAAGAAGATTACATGGAATTATGCAAATTATTAGCAAAACTTAAATTTAATCTTGTTAAGCAAAGCACACATTGTTTTGGCAATAAAGACATGGCTCAACACCTTGAAGAAGAAATATCAAAGATTGATAAGTTTTTATGTGATATTCCAATATTGATAAAAGGAGAGTACTGAAAATGAAAGTAAAGTGTAGAGGTTTTGAAGGAAACTTAATAAGTCTTAATCCAACAGAAACATATAGGTACCATGGAGATAGATTTGAAAAAGCCATATATGAACTGGTTATGTCAGTAGGACCAAAAGAGCAAATCAGCATTTCTGGCATAAGAGATGAAGAAATTGAGTTTATAAAATAATAGTATGAAACTTGATGAAAGGAAGAAAAAGTATGTTTAAGAAAATAGGAAATTTGATTGGAACAGCAACAGGAGGAACATTAGTAATATTGTTTATAATACTTATCATAATATTAGGCTTGGCATTGTCAGGTTTAGTGTTCTGGGGCATAGGAGCATTAATAGTATGGGCATTTAAAATAGGATTTGTATGGACATACTGGCACGGATTATGCACAGCAATAGTGGTAAGTGTATTAAGTAGTATATTTGGAGGTAAAAACAATGAATGATAGAGCAAAATTTGTAGAAGTAAGCAAAGAACAGCAAGATAGAATAGACCTAATTAGAAGTTCATTTTCTAATATGTATGATGTAATAGACCATAATTGCAAACCTAGTATAGAAACATCACTTGTACTAACAAAATTAGAAGAAGCTCAATTCTGGGCAATAAAAGGAATAGCAAGGGAGGAGTTATAAATGAAAATAATGATTAGTCAACCTATGAAAGGTAAAACAAATGAGCAAATTAGAACTGAAAGAGCAGAATTAGTAAAGGAATTAACAGAACAAGGACACGAAGTAATAGATACAGTTTTTGACGATTTTCCAAACGGACAAGCAACACCACTACATTATCTAGCAAAATCAATAGAATTTTTGGCAAATGTAGATGGAGTAGTATTTATGAAAGGTTGGCAAAACGCAAGAGGTTGCAGAATAGAAGAAATATGTGCAAGAGAATATGGCAAATTTATAATGTATTTATAGTTTTCAACAGCTACTAACTATTTTTATAGTTAAAGGGTTGTGAAATAAATTACCTATCTACCAAGAGTAGAAAAGGTTTCTGGTATTGTATAGATACTGGAAGATAAATCTTCTAGTATTGTGCAATTCCTGTATATACGTTGCATAGTTTAATTGGGAAAACAGCAGTCTCCAAAACTGCAAGATATAGGTTCAAATCCTATTGCACGCACCATTAAACATATTATTACCCAAGTGCTAAACTGTAATATCATACAGCTTGGAATTGTTCGATAAGTAGTCAGACATACGAATACGTTTGTAAGGTTGCTTTCTATGTATAGAGATATATGTAGAGGAGAGGTAAAACTCAATAATGGACAATGTGCAGGGTTTATCGCTTAATAAAACACTAGAGTTGTCGTAGCCACAATAGACGGGCTAGTAGTCAATAAGCCTATACCTCATATCTAGCAAATATGAAGCAATGTAGGTAATGCTAAATAAGGCTATTTCTCGTGATGTTCTTGAAAGAGAACTATAAGACATAACTAGGTTAAAGTAGCCCAATACGAGACAATTTACAGAACAATAGGTATTAGATTGGTTAATACATATAAAATTATCTGAATGATGGGTGAAATTTACGAGAAATCAATCTCGTACGAGCTAGAACGGGGCAAGAAGTATAGAGGTCGCAACTTTATGCTCAGACTTGCTCTCTCGGTGGTTGAATAATTAAGAAGATAAAACTACTGTAAGGGGAAACTCTAATAATATGTTTGTATATCGCGGGGTAGTGTAATGGTAGCACAACGGTCTCCTTAGCCGTAAATGGAGTTTCGATTACTCCCTCCGCAACCATTAGATATATTGAACAAGGTAATTACCTGTTTAATGATGAGAGATATTACAATATCTCTCAAGCATATTGGAAAATGGTGTAACTGGTAACACAAGAGGCTTTGAACCTCTAGTTCTTAGTTCGAATCTGAGTTTTCCAGCCAAATAATGACAACCTAATTCAAAAAGTTTGGAGCATTCCTGCTAAGAATTGCGTACCTAATAAGGTATATGGTGCAAGTCCATAGGTTGTCGCCAGGTTCTAGGTAGCTCCTAGATATGCGGAGTAAAAAGTAGGGAAACCTCCGTTGAAAATAAAATTAAAATCCCTTACATGGCAGAGTAATTCAAACGGCTTTGAACACTGTCTTGAAAACAGTTGGAGCAGTAATGCTTGGGGCTCGACACCTCACTCTGTCGCCAATAAATAGCATGTAGTGATATAGCTCGTAAGATGGTGACTTACCTTGCTTCTTGAAGCTAGAACAGAGTGTACATTTATGAGGCTAGATAAACAGGAAATAGATAGGAAAATAACCATGTCGACATATAAGTCCTATTAGCGTAAAGTGCAGTAAACTATATCATTACATAGTGTTTATTAGAAAGGAACTATTATGGGAAAATTTGAACGAAAACAGACAATAAAAGAATGGGAACTAGAAAAGGGAATAGAAATAATAAAGCCCACAGGCTTTTGGGGACAAAAAAATAAAATATGGAATAGAAAATATAGTGAAAAACTATTTAAGAAATGTGCTAGATTGAGTGAAATAAAATGTAAAACTGATAAGGGACTAAAGTTCTTATGTGGAGGTAATTAAGATGGGATTGCACGATAAATCAAATAGAGAAACACGCAAAAGGAAGTATGCAGAACAATTTGCAAAAACACAAGCAAATAAAAAGAGAAAAGCAGAAAAAAGAGATAGAAAGTTAGGTAAATAATGCATATAGGTACATATATTAAGTTAATATTAATTAAAAAGAATATGACACAACAAGCATTAGTAGACAGGCTTAACGAGTTGGGCTTAGTTAAAGAAAATGAAAGTGTTAGGAAACATACCATTTCAGACATAATAAATGGGAAACTTGGAATATCTCCATATATGGCGAGAAGAATAGAAATAGCCCTAGATGTACCAAAATATAGCATAGTAAGATTAGTAGGATTACCAAAAACAGAAGATGGTATGAAGAAATTGGAACAGATAGAAAAAGGCGTGATATAAAGGCAAGATTATGAGAATACCATACAAGAAATAATAAAACTTCTAAAATCAAACAAAAAAATAGATGAATATTCTTATTATACAATGTGTGAAAACTTGTATCAGTTGCTATTGCAATATTTTGACAGTGGTGTTAATAGTCCAGATAGAAAAAATATTGAGCTAAATGCTTGTAAATATGCAATCATATTTTTATTGCCAGCAACAGAAAATAAAATTATAAATAGTAGTTTAGAGTTTCAATCACAATATTATAGTTTATATGAAAAAACACTTGCATTTGCAGGCAGAAGGTCGTTAGAACACTTTTTTGATTATATGGAGATGAATAATTCAAAGAAGGTTTTAGCGGGCAGAAGAGGTATTTTAAAGCCTTTTTTGTTCTACTTAAATAAGATTACATTTTCAGAAAAATTAAAGTATATAATAGCTTCTTACCCTCCTAGTGCTGGCAAATCAGTTACATTAACATATTGGACAGCTTGGCTATATGGAATAAGCAGAAACTATTCCGTGATAAGAATGTCTTATTCAGATGACTTAGTAGCAGGATTTAGTAGAAACGTAAGAGAGATTATAACAGACAAGCGATTCAGAGATGTATTTCCAGAGTATAGACAGTATGGAGATAATCCATTTGCCACAAAAGAGGTATATAACTGGAAGTTAAAAGACAGTACGGTACCAGCCTCACATATAGCAGTATCAAGAGATGGGCAGGTTACAGGTAAAAGAGCTAACAAAGCAATGATATTTGACGATATGACCAAAGGTGCAGAAGAGGCAACAGACAGTACAATACATCAAGGGCTATATAATAAATGGACAGGAAACTGGATTAACAGACGTGACGGAGATAGTACAAAGTTTATATTTGCAGGTACAATGTGGTCTCCGGAAGATATTTTAAATAGAATTATACAAGATAGAGAAACAATATCAGAACTAGTTCCAAGCGATAAGTTTAAATATGTATGGGAAAGCAAAGATGGAACAACAGTAGTAATAAGAGTACCATTACTAGACGAAAATGATGAAACAACTTGTAAGGCTGTAATGACAACAGAAGAAGCAAGACAGTTGAGAGATGTAACAGATGAGTTCCAATGGGCTTGTGTGTATCAACAAGACCCGATACCAGCAGAAGGACTTGATTTTGCAGATGATTTATTAAATCATTTTGATGATTTGCCAGTAAATGAAGATGGAACACCGGCATATAGCAATTATTCATTAGCAGTATTAGATACAACTAGGCGTGGTAAAGATAATGTTTCAATGCCAATATGTAAAACAGACGGAAGAATTTATTTTATGATAGATGTTATCTTCAAGAAAAAAGCAATGACTGAATTATACGAAGAAATTATTGCAAAAATAGAAGAACATCATATTACTTGGCTAGTAATAGAAAACAATACAGATACTTCTTTAAAAGTGCTATTAGATAAAATGCTAGAAGATAGAGATATATATTACTGCACCATAACAGAAAAGTATAGTACGGTAAAGAAAGAAAAGAGAATAAAAGACAATCAAGGAACTTTAAGAAAACTAATGTACTTTAAACCTAAAACAAAATACAAACCAAATAGTGATTATGGTCGTTTTATGAAAAATTTAACCACATATAGTTTTGACTACCCTAATAAAAATGATGACGCTCCAGATAGTGGGACATTGTTTGTAACAGAAATTATATTAGAGAGGGGGAAACCTAACAAACCAAGAGCAATAAACAGGAGCTTGTTAGGAATTTAAAATGAAATCAAAGAAAGTAAAAATAGGTTATAAAGAGTATGAAATAATAAAAAAACAACAAGTAATTGAATTGCCTAATGATTGTTATGGGAAAATTGATTATGACAAAGAAATAATTGAAATTTCGAACAGATTTAATCAAAAACAACAAAACCAAACGTTCTTACATGAATTAGTACATGGAATATTTGAAAAATTAGATTTGCACGATTTAAGGCAAGATGAAAGAATAGTTAATCAATTAGCAACAGCTTTATATGAAGTTATATTAGATAATCCTCATATATTTACTATGAAAGATATATAGGAGGGTGCAAGGAAGAATATTTGTTGGAAATGTGAGCATTGGGAAGAATGTTATAAATTTAGAACAGGAAATTTTAGGCAAGAATACATGAAAAAAATCACGAGAGTTAGAGATAGTTTAAATTTAATAACAATATATGTAAGTGAATGTGATAAATTTTCTTATGAATTTCAAAAAGATATGCCGGAATTAAATAAAAAGTATATACAAGGTTACATAAAACGGAAAAATGTTAAGATAGAGAAAAAGTGTAATATAATGTATTAAGAAGAGGACTATTATAGTCAGGGAGTAAGATACAAGAAATTAATAGGCGGAGGGATTAAGTATCTAAACTAATTCATCTCCATTAACCTTAGGAATGGGTTGCATGGAGCAATCCGTTTGCAACCTAATTCTGTTTATGGAGGAGATAAAAGGAACTCAGAGGTAGAAAATGTTGAACAAGAAATAATGTCAGAACCAATTGAAAGTACTGAAGTAGAAAATACACCAAAAACAGTACAATATTTTGGCAGAAGAAAACTATTATCTTCATATACCAAGGAAGAATTAAACGAAAAGACTTTATCTAAAATTCTACCAGAAGTTTTAAGAGAACATGAGATTAATGCAGGCGAGATTGATTATTTATACAATTATTACAAAGGAAAACAACCAATTTTAGACAAAAAGAAAATAGTTAGACCAGAGATAAATAACATTACATTGGAAAACCATGCTTTTGAGATTGTGGAATTTAAAAAATCTTATGTGTATGGAGAACCAGTCAAATATGTTCAAAAAGGCGAAAAAGAAGGAGAAACATTAAATCCAGAAATATCTTTACTTAACAGATTTATGGAAAGTGAAGATAAAGCAAGTTTAGACAAAGAACTTGCCGAGTGGCAGTACATTTGTGGTACTGCTTACAGGTGGGTTGAAGCAGATAGAAAAGGGGACGAAGATGACGCACCATTTGAATTGTCAGTTCCAGACCCAAGAAGAACATTTGTAGTGTATTCAAACGACATAAAAGGAGACCCTTTGTTTTCAGGGTACATAAGCTATTTTGTGGACCAAATAATGACCGATGATAAAATACCGTTGGTTGTTAAATATAGAGTTGTAACAGTTTATACCGATACAAATAAATACATATTTAAGGAAGATAATGGAGAATACAAAATAATGCCTCAAAGCATTCCAATTAGTGAAGAAACGGTTGATTCATACCCCTTAGAAATAAAAGGACAAAGAATTATAGAATACCCACTAAATAATTCAAGACTTGGTTTAATAGAACTTGTAATGTCAGATTTAGAAGCAATAAATAAAATTAAATCGGCGGATTTAGATGGAATAGACCAATTTATTCAAAGCTTATTGGTATTTGTAAATCAAGAAATAGATTTAATAACATTTAAGAAATTAGTAGCAAATGGAGCTATACAAGTTAGTTCATCTGACCCAGGCAAACCTGCAGATGTAAAATTATTAACAAATCAGTTAACGCATACAGAAACAAAAGTTGTATCAGATGATAGATACGAGAGCTTGTTATCAATAGTAGGTATTCCAAGACTTAATCATAAAGCAAGTGGAGGAGATACAGGACAAGCTAGACTTTTAGGTGAAGGCTGGACAATGGCAGATGAAAGAGCAAAACAAGATGAACTTTCATTTAAAAAGTCAGAAAGAAAATTTTTAAAATTAATTTTAAGTATTTGTAAATACAAAACTAAAGACAAAGAAGAAAAAATTAAAGTACTAAAATTAAGTGATATTGATATTAAATTTACAAGAAATAAATCAGACAACTTGTTGGTAAAAACACAAGGATTAATGAATATGATGTCAGCACAAGTGCCACCAGAAGTAGCATTTGTAACTTGCGACCTGTTTTCAGACCCTAATGATGTTTACCAAAAAGGGAAAGATTATTTTGGCGAGGACTTTTGGAAAAAAGATTCTAAGTCAACAAAAACCTTAGTTAGTGAGGGTATCACTAACCACACCAATACAAGCACTCACTTGGCAAAAAATGAGGTAGGTGGAGAGAAAGGAAAAGAAGATGGAGAAAGAGGAATTAGTTAAACTATTATCTAATGCTGAATTAGATGATAATGCGAAAGTAGAAGCTATTCAAAAAATGGTTGATACTTCGTACGTACCAGCAACTGTAGTTGCAAATGAAAGAAAAGCTAATAAGGAAGCAATTGCTAATAAAGATAAGGCTATTGCAGATATAACAGCAGAATATGACGAATTTAAAAAGTCAAAAATGACAGAAGAAGAAAAGAAAACATTAGAAGCTAAAGAAAAGGAAAAAGCATATAATGAAGCACTAAAAAAATTAAGTACAGCAACAGCAAAAACAGTATTTGCTAGTGCTGGATTAAAAGAAGAAGATTATTCAGACTTTATTGAGGACATAGTTGGAACAGATGAAGAAAAAACAAGAACTTTAGCTGAAAAGATATGTCAAACAATAACTAAACAAAAAAGTGATATAGCAACAAAAATGAAAGATAGCATTATAAATGGAACTACACCACCACCAGCAGGAAATGCTAGTTTTAGTGCAAAAAGTAAAAAGGACCAATATATACAATTATTGGAAGAAGCTACAAAGAAAAATGATATAAACAACATGGTTTATTATCAAAGACTTGTAGAAGAAGAAATAAAAAAAGAAAATTAAAAAAGGAGAGATTTAAAGGGCAGACAATTTCGCAATGAGTTTTGCAACACCTAACTATTCAGGTGCATTATTTAACAAAGGGAATGAAAGAACACCATTCTTATCAATGATAGCTGGAAAAACAGCTTATTCAAATTCAGTTGAGTTCGTATTAGGACAAGACTACACATCAGAAGAAGGAGATATACCAAATATAAGTGAAAAAGGTTCTTTAACAGCACCAGACGCTACATTGATTACAAGAAGTCAAAATACAAACGTAACACAAATATTCCATGAATCAATAGGAATATCTTATGCAAAAATGTCTAACATGGGTACTTTGTCAGGAGCAAACATAGCAGGACAAGAAGCAAATCCAAAAACTGAGTTAGACTTCCAAACAGCAAATAAATTAAAGAAAATTGCAAGGAGTCTTGAAAAAACTTGTATTCAAGGAACATACAATAAAGCAAATGCAGATGATAAAGTAAATAAAACAAGAGGTATGGTTTCAGCTATAACAACAAACGTTGTAACAGCAGGAGGAAAACCACTAGACATTTGGCTAGTAAATGATTTAATGCAAAAAATTTACGATAGTAACGGAGATATATCAAGATTAACTTTAATGGTTGATGGAGTATCTCTAAATCAAGTAAATGCAAGTGCTGTAGAAAATGGATTAACAGTAGCACCAGCTACAAGGAATGAAAACGGAATCCAAATTACAAAATTAATTATGCCTCTAGGAGAAGTAGACTTAATGTTAGGTCAATTCTTACCAGCAGGAACAGCATTACTTGTAAACTTTGATGTAATAAGACCTATTGAACAACCAGTACCAGGTAAAGGTAACTTCTTTAGAGAATTACTTGCTAAAACAGGTGCAGGAGAGAAATATCAAATCTTTGGACAATTCGGTTTAGATTATGCTAACGAATTATATCATGGAAAAATTACTGGATTAGCAACAAAATTCACAAAACCACAAGGCAGAAAAGTTGTTTTAGTTAATGATGGAAGTATAAGTGCGTAAGAGGTAAAATATGAAAAAAGTAGTGTTGTGTCAACATTTTTTTAATAAAATAGGTGGAATTGAAACGTTTATTATAAACTTTTGTAAAACATTTTATAAAGAATATGATATAACGCTACTTTGCCGAAATATAGATATTGATAATGCTTTAAAATTAAGTCAGTATGCAGATGTTGTATGCGAACCTACAGATATAGAATGTGATACATTAATAATTACAAGTGTTTTAATAGATAATCAAATGATAGAAAAAGTAAAATATAAAAAAATATATCAAATGGTTCATTCAGACTGGTCTCAAATGAAAAGATTTTGGGACTGGGAAATAAAAAAATATTCTCCAGATACACAATTTATAGCTGTAAGTGAAAGTGCAAGAGATTCACTAAAAAAAGAATATGGTTATGACAGTATAATAATTCCTAATATTCTTATAAAACCTTATGTAAATTCTCAAAAAACTTTGAAGCTATTAAGCTTATGTAGACTTACAAAAGAAAAAGGTTTTGAAAGAATGAAAATACTATGTGATTTATTAGAAGAATTGCATATTCCATATATATGGAATGTATATGGCACAAACGTTTATAATGAACAATCATACAAGAATATGATTATTCAAAAATCAATAACAAAAAATATTGGAGAAGTCATTAAAAATCATGACTATGTTGTTCAATTAAGCGATACAGAAAGCTTTTGTTACACAATGTATGAAAGTTTATTGTTAGGAGTTCCAGTATTAGTAACACCTTTTCCTAATGCAAAGCAAGAAATAAAAGATGGAGAAAATGGTTATATACTTCCATTTGATATGAATATTAGTAAAGATAAAATAAAGCAAATTTATAAAAATATACCAAAAAACGTTAAATATAAACAAGAAGGTGTAAAAGAACAATGGCAAGAGTTATTGAAGTAGAAGTTATAAACCCATATTCTGATATAAAACTTAATAAAGATATGAATGTAGGAGATAGAATCAAAATATCTTCTGACAGATTAAGAGAATTAGAAGAAGCGGGTAAGAAAAATAAGATTCAATTGGTAAAGGTTGTGAAAATAGTGAAAAAGGAGGGCTAAATTAGGATTTCGGAACAAGAACAAATAAAAGAAATGCGTTTAGAAATACTCGAAGATAAAAATGATGATGGAAAAGACGATATATTTAAATTGAAGCTAAAACGAGCAAAGCAAAGATATTTAAATTTAGTTTACCCTTTTGATAAAGAAATAACAGACTTACCAAATGATAGAGCCAGAGAATGGCAAACAAAATGTGCCATAGAATTATATAAATTAGCAGGAAATGAGAATCTAACTAGTTGGTCAGAAAATGGAGTTTCTGAAAGCTATGCAAGAGCCGGACTTTCACAAGACTTATTGAACGAATTGCCTCCAGCAAAGGCAGGTGTTCCTAGTTGAGTAGAAGAGATTGTCAGAAAAAGGATTTATATGTTGCAAAGCTATTAAAAGAAACATTAGATGATTATGGAAACAATATCAATGAATATGATAAGCCTAAATATTATGGAAAGTTCAATATACAGCCATTAAGCGGAGAAAGTGATGTTGCAGAATATGGGAGTAAAACTTCTAAAATGCAAAGAGTATTTGTTGATTATGACAAATATTTAGGGGAATTTAAAGAAGGTGATGTTGCATATTTAGACAGAACAACACCTACTAATGAGAGCGTTTGTGGTGACAAGGCTAATTATAGAATAAGCTCCGTAAGAGAGCAAAATAGAAAAATAGCAATATACTTTGAAAAAATAGAGTGATATAAAGGGGCAAACAAGTTAATGAAGTAAAATTATCTTTATCGGATTTAGATAAAATGATACAAAGATATGAAACTAAAAAAAAGAATATTCCAAAAGTAGCTTTAAGAATTGTAGATAGGCTAGCAGATATAATGATGGAAGATGTTTACCCAGATACAGAAAAAATACCGGCAACAACAAAAGGTAAAACAGCGGTAGCAGGAATTAGAAATACTGAAGAGAAATGGACATACCATGAATATGGGACAGGCATAATAGGTTCTCAAATACCACACACAGCAGAAGCATTAGCAAAAGCAGGGTGGAAATATGATGTAAATGGACATGGAGAAAAAGGTTGGTGGTACCCAACTACTGAAAATGACCCTAATCCATATAAATGGACAGATGAGAGTGGAACATTAAGGGCTTGGACAAAAGGATTGCCAGCAGAAAGAGCTTTCTATGAAGCATTAGAAAGAGCAAGAGAAATGTTCCCACAAATAGCAGAGGAAGAACTACTAAGAGAAACAAGGAGTTGATTTAAAGGGCAAGACCAGATGTATATGATGAAATGTATCAGTATTCAAAAGAATATATACAAAGCAAGTCTAAGTTTAGTCCAGAAGTATTAAAATCAGCACCTCAAGAAATAAACAAATTCCCGTTAGTAGTAATACCAGAATGTAAATTAATAATTAAAGATGAAACATTAGCACATAAAGAAAAAGAATATCGTTTGATATTCGATATAGAAGTTTATTCGACAGATAAAACTGTTGGAAATAAAAAGGTTGCAAGGCAAAGCATTATAGCTGAGCTAGAAAAATTAATATATGATGTTTTCGAGGGGCACTATCTAATGAAGGTGGCAGAACCTAAACCAACACCAAATATTGACAGAAACGTAGACAGGCTATATATGAGAGCAGAGGCAACAATTAATGAAAAGAAAATTATTTTTAGGAGGTAATTTAAAGGTCAGATGAAAATGTAAAAGCAATAGCAGACATTGGAACAATGTTATATGGAAAAAAGAAAGGTGCAAACTCATTTACAGAGTTAGTAGAAATTAAAGATGTACCAGATACTGGTTCAGACCCAGAACAAATTGAAGTAACAACATTAAAAGACAAAAACAAAAGTTATATAGGTGGTAGAGGAGACAACCCGGCACAAAGCTTCTTATATAACTATACAGAAGAAAATTTCCATAATAAAGTAATGCCTTATTGTAACGGAGAAACACATGATTTCTTAGTAAAATTCCCAGATGGAACAGGTTATACAATAAAAGGTAATGCAAGAACAAGAATAAATGCAGTATCACAAAATGCACCAATAGAAGCAACATTAACAATAACACCAGAAGCAATAGATTATAAAACATCAACACAAGTTACAGCATTGTTACCAACAGTAAGTGCATAACTAAAAGGTTTAAATGGAGGTAAATTAGTATGAGTAAATTTATGAAATTAGTAGTTAAAGAAAAAGAATATTTAATAGGTTTTTCTAGCAGAGCTTCTGTTTTAAAAGCAGAAAAAGAAGGCTTTATCAAAGCATTAAATTCAATGGATGAGGCACCAGTAGAAGGAACAGCAAAATTATTACATTTTGGTATGTTGGAAAAACAACCTAAAAATACAGTAGCAGAATGTAATCAAATATTAAATGATTATATAGAAGAAAACATGAGTGAAGAAGAAGGCGTAGATATTGGACAAATATCAAGTTTCATTATGGAACAATATTCGACTTTTTCAGGAGCCCCAGCTGGAAAGAAGAAAATCAAGGAAATAGAAATAGTAGAAATTTAGAAACAGATGGGGAGAAAGTAAAAACGCTTCAAGAACTGTTTTATAAATATTTAATACCATTAGCAATACAAGTTCGGTATGCCCTTGCAAGAATTTTGGAACGATGAACCAGACTTGCTTTGGACATACCGAAATTCATATATGAGAAAAACAGAAGAAGAAGCAAAATTACAAAAAGAAATGATGAATACAAGTGCTTGGCTACAAGGCTATTACACTTATATAGCAGTAACATCGGCTTTTAGTAAAGGCGTAAACTACCCGAACAAACCGATTGAACTTGAAGACAAGCCATTAAATAAATTAGAAAAAAGCAAAGAAGTTGAAAACAAAATAAAACAACAACTTTTAAATGCAAAAATAATGCTAGAACAAAGGAGTGCTAAAAAGGGTTGATACATTAGAAGACAGAGTAAATCTGGAATATCAAGGTGTAATAACTGGAATTAATCAAATACAAAATGCTATTAAAGATTTAAAAAGTCAATTAGACAAAATCGGTAAAAACACAGGTATTCCAAAGTTAAATAATCAGATAAAGCAATCTTCTGGTTTTAGCAAAACTTTAAAAGGTATTGCAGGAATAGGAACAGCTGTTGTGACTGGTAGAAAGATGATTAAAACTCTACAAGGAATGACAGATGAAAGTGTAAAATTTGTAGAAACTGCAAACCTTTTTAGTGTATCTATGGGAAAAGGCTTACAAGGATTAAACCAGTATTATGAAAGAGCAGTAAAATTTCAAAATGAGTTAGAAGAAAAACTAGGTGTAAACATAGAAGAAAGTATGAATTATCAAGCATTATTTAATTCTATGTCAAAATCTATGGGAATAAGTGCAAAATATGCATATATTCTATCAGAAAATTTTACTAAATTAGGTTATGATTTATCATCTTTATATAATATAGACCCAGAAAATGCAATGCAAAAATTAAGAGCAGGCTTAGCTGGACAAACTAAACCATTAAGAGATTTAGGACTTGACATAACACAACAATCATTACAACCTATTGCAGATAGTTTAGGAATAGAACGTAGTGTAAAAAATATGTCTCAAGCAGAGAAAATGGTATTACGTTATATTGCCGTATTAAAACAAGCACAAATAGCACAAGGCGATTTTGCAAATACTATGGAAAGCCCTGCAAACCAATTAAGAATATTTAATGCTCAAGTAGTTGCCTTTAAAAGAAATATGGGAAATTTATGGCAAGGACTTTTGGGAGGAGTATTACCATACGTAAACGCAATAATGATGGTAATAAATGAATTACTAAAAATGATTGCGAAATTATTTGGATTTAAAGTTTCAGACCAAAAGGTAAACTTAAGTGCAAATATTGGAGCAGATGACTTAGCGAGTGATTTAGGAACAGCAAGCGGAAAAGCAAAAGAACTAAAGAATCAATTAATGGGATTCGATGAGATTAATAACATAACATTACCAAGCAGTTCTGGCGGTGGTTCTGGCGGAATAAGTGGTGGAGGTATAGACCAAAGATTGCTTGACGCAATGAAAGAATATGACAACTTAATGGGTAAAGTGAAAAACAAAGCTACAGATATAAGAGATAAAATTATGAAGTGGCTAGGATTTACTAAAAAAATAAATCCATTAACAGGGGAAATAAGCTGGGAATACACAGGAATGAGCAAACAGGCAAAAACTATATTAGGTATTCTAAAAACAATATGTGCATTATATATTGGAGCCAAAATATTGAAATTGATAGGTTGGTTAAATACCTTAAGAAAAGTTTTGTTAGGTAGTCAAACAGCAACTACAAGCTTTCAAACAGGATTGGCTTTATTAGGTAAAGGATTTAGAGGTGTAGTTACAGCAGGCAAAACCTTAACAACTAATTTTAAATATTATAAAGCATTAGGTGCTACAACAGGACAAGCGTTTTCAGAAGCAGGTAAAGATATGTTAAATCTAATTCCAACAACAGTAAAAGTGGCAGGTGGTATAGCTGGATTAGTTGGTTCATGTGGATTAGCATATAAATCGATGAAAGATTTGTCAAAAGGAACTTCTAATACTAATGAAGCATTTCTAAAACTTTCTGGAGGAATTGCAGGTGCAACAGGAAGTGGAGCACTAATAGGTTCAGTTTTTGGACCGGCAGGAACAGCTGTAGGAGCAATAGTAGGTGGAGCTTCAGCAATTGTGACAGCTCTTCTAGGTTATGAAAAAGGAGTTAAAGAAATTAAAGAAAGAAAAGCTTTAGAATCTCTTTTTGATAATCAAGGACAATCAATGGAAAGAGTCTTAGCTTATTATGATAAATTAAAAGGAAAAATTGAATCTTTTACAACATACATAAATAATAGCACAACTAATATTAATGAAAATAATCAAAAATATAATGAAACAGCTAATAGCATTGAAAATTTAGCTACAAAAATAAAATCGGCATATTACGATATAAATTCACAAGATTTTAAAACAATTAAAGAAGATTTCACAACCCTTGCAGAAATTACAAATGACAATACTAATGAAATAGTTTCTTCACTAATAGGTGTTGCAAGACACATGGAGGAATTAGGAACAACAAGTAAACAGGAAACAGATAAAATGATAGATGATTTGGTTAGATATCAAACAATGCAAGGAGACAAGACAGCTGAACTAAAACGCCAAATGACAGAATTAGAGTTAGCTAGACAAAAAGGTGGAATTTCAACAGAAGAATATTCTAAAAAAGTTTTAGAGTTAACTGAGAAAATGAACGAATTAAATGGAAAAGTTTCCATTCATAAAACTAAATATAATCAATTGATAGATGATTACAATAATAAAAAAATAAACTTAGAAAATCCAGAGAAAGCAAAGAAATTTGTTGAAAACTTAAAAACATCAATGCAAGATACTATAACAGAGATGGAAACTGCAAGAACTCAAGCGTTAAATATGGTAGATACAATAATAGCAAGCACAACAGACCCTAAATTAATATCATCATTAGAAGCACGTAAGAAAAAAATTAATGAAAGTTTCGATATAGATGTAGATAAAATAAAAGGAGATTATAAAGGAACTTTTGGAGCAATTAAAGCACAACTTATTGAAAGTGGAACAGAAACATCTGACAAGATGAAAAAAGTTGTTGATGAAGTCAATAACGCTTTAAAAGAAACTGGAAATGTAGATTTAAGTGGAGAAGGAAAAAATACATTTGATACTTATGTAAACGGATTAATAGAAAGCAAGTCAACAAGTCTTCCTAAATTAATTGTTGGATTACAAGAGGCAGGTTTTCAAATAAAAGATGGGTATTTACAAGGAATAACATTTACTGATGTTGAGAAAGATATAATCAGCAACAATTGGACAGAAGGTTCTCAAATAAAAAAAGGCGATTTTAATAGAATTGTGAGTAAAATTTCACAAGATGGAGTAACAATAAAAAATGCAAGTAAAGAAGCTATTACTTTTTCGGACAATGAAAAAAACATTATGAGTAAAATGCTTGCAGACCCATATAGCGTTAACGCCAAAGATAAAGCCGAAATTTTAAAGAAAATTATTGACCATGGTGGAGAAATAAGGAACAAAGAAGGAGAAGTTGTTCAATTCTCGCAAGAAGAAATAGACGCAATTAATGCTTCTTTGAACAAACCTATTTTAAGTTGGTCGGAGAGTAATAAATTAGTAAAAGCAACAGAAAAATATACTCAAAATATATTAGATACAATGATTTACAATATTTATGATAAAACTCCAGAAGCAAGTAAGGTCGCAGAAGAATTGACAGATGAAGTTATAAATAAATTTGATGTATCACCAGAAGCAAGACAAAAAGCTACGGAAGCAGTTAAGGGCTATATGCAAGGATTATCAGAAGATGAGCAAAGAAACCTATTAAAACAATGTGGAATTGATAATGCAGATAAAGTAATTGAAGGTTTAAAACAAGGGGATTTGTCAGAAGATGTTGGTATAAACATAATTAAAGGTTTAAGAACAGGGTTGCAAAACAATTATTGGCAGGGAAGAACATTAAGCACTGCACGTAGTTTTGCTATTAACGTTTTGAGTAGATTTAAAAATACATTTGGAATACGCTCTCCTTCAAGAAAAACTAAAAAATTCGGGGTTCAACTACTAGAAGGTCTTGGATTAGGTGTAAAAAAAGAAAGCAGAAATGTATTAAATACTGTTTCGGGTTTTTCTAATAAATTATTAAATGAATTTGACAACCCAATAAAAGAGTTTAGTGATGGAATGGAAGTAGACACAAAAGAATTGTCAGTAAATGCAAGTGAGTTTGTAGACTATGGAAGTATATCAGGAAATATATCAACAAAAATAAATAACAATAATCTTGGAGAGATAATAGTAGGAGCAATAATTAACGGAATGCAAAAAGCAAAGGTACAGGTTGATATTGAAGCAAAAGCGGACGAGGGAATAATAGTAAAAAAAGCTTCAAAAGGATTTACAGAATATGTAGAGCAAACAGGGGAGCTACCTTTCCCTGTGCCAGTATAAAGGAGTGAAATAAAGGAGTAAACGATATGTATCAGACTTTGTAAGCAAAACTTATGTATCAGGAGACTTGATTTCAATAGAAGGCTATAAACCAGACTTTATAGCAGGTTATGAGATAGAAGAATATGACTTAAGTTTAGAAGCGGGAAGAAATGCAAAAGGTACTATGAGATTAAATTACATTGGAACAAAATATAAAGTTATATTAAAAACCACTCCTTTATTCCAAGCACAATTAACAGAATTTTATTCCCACATACCAAGAAGAGCAATAAGCGTTACATTTTTCAATCCTTATACGGGAGAGAACAAAACAATAAGTGCATATAGAGGAGATAGAAAAGTATCAATGTTATTCGACATAGATTGTGTAGGAAAATTATATGACGCAGTAAGTCAATCATTAATAGAATTGTAGGTGTGAAAAAGGGCAAGTAATGAATTTAAACAGGAATGCAAATCAGACGTTCAAAATTTAAAATATGCAACTATAAATATAAAAGGAACTGCAACTAATATAACAGAAAATGATGACTTGCAAGAATTTGAAATCAATTCTAGTTGTTATGTAAACGACAAATTCATTGGAACTACTGTTGCTAAAAAGGCGACAGTTAAGTTATTAGATGATGGCAACTATTCACTAGAAAATAAAGATATAAATATAAAAACAGGAATAGAAATAAACAATGCAAAAGAATATCAAAAACTAGGAACATATACTATTCCGAAACCAGACACAGAAGAAGTATCAGGAAATACAAGTTTCACGGGGTATGACTATATGAAAAAATTCGACACTCTATATGTAGATAGCAATACATACCCTATAAGACTAGACGCTTGTTTAGAAAATTTATGCAGTCAAGTTGGTTTAACACTAGGGAATAAAAATTTCCCTAATAATAGTTATATGTTAAAAGGAAACCCATTTACTAATAGAGAAACTAGGAAGACAGTATTAAGCAATCTAGTACAATTAACAGGAGGCTTTGCAGAAATAGATGTAGAGGACGGGAAACTTTATGTAAGAAATCTTGATGTAAGTGGAGAAGCAGTAGAAACAATTGATGGAAATAATTATGATGGATTTAAACCCAACAATGTATTTGGACCAGTAAACTCTGTAAGAATACAAATGAATAGTGGCGTAGATGGAGAAGAAACAATAAAAGAAGCAGAAGGGGTAACAGACGAGAATAGATGTCAGATAACAATAGCAGACAATTATTATTTAACATCAGCAGAAGAACGAGAAGCGGTTATAAACGGCATTTTCAATGCACTAAATGGTCTTACATATCTTCCAATAGAATTAAGCTACTATGGCTACCCTTGGCTTAAACTAGGGGACAAGATAAAAGTAAAAGATAAGAGTGATAAAGAATATGTAACTTATGTTATGGAACACACTTTAAAATATAACGGAGCATATTCTGGAACAATTAAGGCAATTGCATTAACTAAAACACAACAAGCATATAAAGAAGTTTTGTCTTTAAAAGATTGGAGAAGAAACACAGAATTAGCAGTTGATAAAATAAACGGAAAGATGACAGCTGTAATTGAGGAACAGTCAGAACAAGGCGAGAAGCTAACCAAAACAGAGCAAGACGTAAATGGATTAACTACAAAAGTATCATCACTTGAAAAAACAACAGTAAATAAAGTACAAGTTCAATATGCCTTAGGAGATACTTTAACTACTCCACCGACAGCTGGATGGAGTGAAACTGCCCCAGAATGGCAAGCAGGAAAATATATGTGGCAAAAGACTGTTACAACATATTCTGATGGAGCAACAAAAGAATCAAAAGCGACTTGCATACAAGGAGCAAAAGGGGAAACAGGAGCTAGTGGAACTGATGGCAAAGATGGAACAAATGGAAAAGACGGTAAAGATGGAGTAGATGGAAAAGACGGAGAAAAAGGTGATACAGGTGCAACAGGCAAAGGAATTAAATCAATACAAGACCAATATTACTTATCTACTAGCAACACAACTCAAACTGGTGGAGCTTGGAAGAATACGCAAGACGCGTGGGAATCTGGAAAGTATATTTGGACAAGGTCTCATATAACTTGGTCAGACGACACAACAACAGACACTACGCCGATTCTAGCCGAGAGTTTAAACACAGCAAATGAGAACGCTGTTCTTGCACAAGAAAAAACGGCGGAGCAAAAAATAGAGATTGATTCAATTAAGCAAACTGTGAGTCAAACACAAACAACAGTTGCTAATAACTATACCGAAATCAAGCAGAAATTTGGCGATTATGCACCTAAAAGTGATGTAATTACGTTACAAAATAGTGTCGAAAGAATCCAAACAGACACATATACAAAGACAGAAATAAACACTAAATTAACGGACGGAAGTGTAACAAAAGTTACAACAACGTGCGGAACTTTCGATGAGAACGGATTAACAATAGAAAAAACAAATGCAAAGACAAAAGGAAATTTTAACGAAAAAGGAATGAAAGTCGTTGACGCAACAGGCTCTAGTGAAGAAATACTTTTATTCGCTGGTTACGATGAAGAAACAGACGAAACTATTGTTAAAAGCAAGAATATGACAGTAGAAAAATACTTGACAATAGGGGCAAACTGTAGATTTGAAGACTATGTAAATCCCGTCTTAGGTGGAAAAGGAACAGGGGCATTTACTCTATAGAAAGGAGAAAAAAATGGCAAGAATAAATGGTAGCGTATCGCAGAGGTCAGATAGTTATTCGTTTTTTATAGACTGGTCAGAAAGCATGAACTCAAATTATACAAGTACTAACCAAACAACAGTAAGTGCTACAGCATATATATATTGTTCAAAACATACAGCGCATGCTAGTGGATTATCTCAAAAATTAGTAATAGATGGAACAGAATTTACAGCAACAAAATCAGTAAATTTAAGTTCAGGAGTAACAGTAGCATTAGTTAGTGGCTCGAAAACAATAACGCACGACGCAGACGGAAGAAAGTCCATTACTATAAGTGCTGATTGTGATTTGCCTGATGGTAATGGTTGGGGTCCTGCTTGGGGTAGTGCTAGTGGCACGGCAGAGCTAACAACAATCCCAAGAGCAAGTTCAATATCAGCAACAGACGCAAGCATAGGAAGTTCTTCAATCATTATTATAAACAGGGCGAGTTCAGGATTTACTCACACAGTTACATATAGTTTCAGTGGTTTAAGTGGAACAATAGCAACAAAAACAGATAGTACAAGCTTAGGCTGGACAGTACCAGCAAGCTTTTATCAGAAAATTCCAAACAGTCAAACAGGAACAGTAACAATAACTTGCGATACATATTCAGGAGACACAAAAATAGGAACAAAAACAACAACAATGACAATAAGTGTTCCAGAAAGTTCGCACCCTGTAATTGATAGTGCAACAGCAATAGATACAAATGCAACAACAGTAGCCTTAACAGGAAGCAATAAAAGATTAGTAAATTATAAATCAACAGTAAAACTAAGTGTAACAGGTAGATGTTTAAATTACGCAGGTTTTAGTAAATTAAGAGAAAGAAATATATATGATATACCTGCTACAAAAACAACAAGTGGTGCTACAACAACTGTAACAGGCACAAAGACTTATGAAAATAATACATTAGAACAATTTAAGATTTGCTTGGTAGATACAAGAGATAAAATGAGTGATTATAAAATTTTAAATCAAGCAAATGGAGATTTTACAGTAGTACCATATATTCCCTTAACAATAAATGCAGAGTTTAGAAGAACAACTCCAACACGGCGGAGGAGTAAGCTTAAGCTTTTCAGGAAATTTCTACAATGGCTATTTTGATACAGCTAAAACTAAATTTAATACACTAGGAATTAAATGGAGATATAGAGAAGCAGGCTCTTCAACTTGGTCAGCTTGGACAAGTTTAGTTTTAAATACTGGTTTTAAATATGGTACAGGAAACACATATTTTAGTGGCAACGGTACATCTTTACAAGAAATTTCACTTGGAACTGGATTTAACTACAAAAAGAACTATATTTTTGAATTATGTTATAACGATAAATTATCAAGTGTAACTTATTCTCAAACTGTCAAAGAAGGAGAACCTTGTTTTGATTACGGAAAAGATAAAAATGGAAACAATTATTTAAATGTAAATGGAGAGTTTTATAAAAAGAATGAAAAGTTAATTCAGACAAATATGATTACTTTTGCAAAAAATAATGACCAGAGCCTTGCTAAAGATACAAAAGTAACGTTAGAGCTTAATGAAGTGATTGCACAAATAGGAGACAAACTAAGTACAAGCAACTACGGGGTAAAGATAGGCAAAGGTGTTTCTAAAGTTAAAGTGAGTGGTATTGCGTGGATTGAGGCTGGATGGAGCACAAACGGTTCAGGTTACAGATGGTTACAGATATTGAAAAATGGTAATACATACAAAGATGTTGTTGCCATGGCAATGTTGCCAGAAGCAGTTAATGTGTGGGGTTCCCCTTCAATTCCTTCAGTGTTAGTAGAAGTCAAAGAAGGAGACTTAATATTTATGGCGGTAGCAGTATCTGTTGATGGTTTTTGCCGAGCAGGAAGTTATGGAAAAGCTTCTACATATCTAACAGTAGAAGTTGTAGAGTGATGGAGGTAAGAAGAGTTGAAAGTGATAGAAATAGTTTTAACAATAGCAGGCTTCTTAAACGCAATATCAGTAATAATAAATTGCGTAATAAATGCTAAAAAACCAGTCGAGAAAGCAATACAAAAGAAATTAAGTGAGATATTAGAGCCACTTGATAATAAAATGGATGACACAAATAAATACATTAAAAAGATAGATAAAAATGAATGTATGAACTTTTTGGTAAACTTTTTAGCAGATGTAGAAAATGGAGATGAAAAAGATGATGTGCAAACAAAAAGAGCTTGTGAAGTGTATGACCATTATGTGAAAGACTTACATGGAAACAGTTATATTCATGATAAATGGACAAGAGTAATGATAGAGGGAGGTAAAATATAATGAAAAACAAGAAACTAATAGTTTCAGCAGTTGTAACAATATTGTTAGCATTAGCAGGAGTATTCTTTGGTATAGAATACACACAAGAAGATGTAGACAAAATAAGCGAAGGTATAGAAACAGTAGTCAATATAGTGGACAACCAGTCTACAACAGAAATACCAGAAGCATATATAGAAGATGAACAAAAGCTTGAAGAGCAAGAAACAGAAGATGAAGGATTTGAACTACAAGGAGAAATAGCATATAACGGAAGTTCTGAACTTCCCAATGTACAACTAGGAGAATATGCAGGACTTACATATTATTCACAAATAGACCCACGTTGGAAAAATAAACTATATACAAGCGCAGGAAATTCAAGTCAAACAATGGGTTCAAGTGCATGTGGACCAACATGTTCTGCTATGGTAGTTAGTTCAATAAAAGGAACAATATTACCAACAACAATGGCTGATTTATATGTGCAATATGGATTTAGAAGTGCTAACAACGGCACATATTGGAGTGCATTTAGGTGGACAGCAGATGTTTTTGGCATAGGCTATAAAGAAATATATAAACTAAACGATGTATGTGACTTACTAGAACAAAACTATATGGTAATATCAGCTTGTGGAAACGGTCTATTTACAACAGGAGGACACTTTATATTAATATATGGCTATGAAGATACTAACGAAAATGGACAATGTGATAGTGGAGATAGATTAAAGATATATGACCCATACTTGTATTCAGGTAAATTCAACTTATCTACAAGACGTGGTAAGGCAACAGTTGAAGGAAATACAGTATATGTAGAAAAAGAAACATTTAGAGCTTATGCAAATTATAGTGGATTCTTTGCATTCAAAAACGATAGAACAGATACAAAAGAAGATAACGCAAACGTAGTAACAGCAACTTACAATAGATATGTAAAAGTAAATACTTCATTAAATGTACGTTCTGGACCAGGGACAAGCTATAACGTTGTAGGCAGAAAATATAACGGAGATAAAGTAACAGTTTACAAAGAAAGTTCAAATTGGAGCAACATTGGAATGAATGAGTGGGTGTCTAGTGATTACTTAACAGATAGCAACGTACAAGTTCCAAATACAGTAGGGCAATATAAGAAACTAAAATCAACCACTACATTGTATTCAAATTCAAATTTGACAGGAACAAGATATACATATTTAAAGAATACGAAAGTTAAGATATTACAAAATGTATCAAGCACAGTAGATAGAATATATGTGCCAGCAACTGGTAGATATGCTTATGTAGATAATTCAGCATTTAGAACGATAACAGTATCAGGAGTAAATTTAACAGGGCAATACAAAAGATTTAAAAGCAATACAATAATATATTCTAATTCTAACTTAACTGGAACAAGATATTATTATTTACCAAATACACGAGTGAAAATATTAAAGGATTTAGGAAATATTAATTATATTTATGTAAAAGCAACAAATAGATATGGCTATGTTTCAGAAAATGTTTATAGATAAAAAATGAACAAAAACACCCAAAAATCAAGGTATATAAGTATATTCTTTAAAAATAAAAAAGGCTTAAAAGCGATTTTGAAAGGTCGATTTTTGGCTTCATTTTAGGAAAAACCTTCTTCCAAAATTCGACATTTCGTGTCGAATGATTTTTCTTGACTTTGTCGAAAAAGGTAAATATAATTTAACTAGATTAAGAAACGCGTTTCCATTTTAATGAATGGAGAATTTATATGGAAAAATTAGTTGTAGAAGAAATGTGTAAAAAATATAATGAGGATGAAAAAATAATAAGAATACTTATCGACATAAGTTTTCAAGAAGGATTTTCATTAGAAAAAACAAGAGAGACATTAAATATGTTTTATAATAAATAGATAGGCATTTGTTACCCTTTTGTTACCCACCGGCTAAGTTTTAGTAAGTTTTACTAAGTTGCTAAAAATGGGTGTAACTATATAAAAATCAATGAAATTTAGATAAATAGTGAATTATAAAAAACAAGGGAAAAATACCCAATGATTTTACCAATTATAATGGAAGTGTAATATTATAAAAACCAGATAATTTAATATCTGGTTTTTGTATTGACTAAAAAGAGTTTTTATGATAGAAACAAGGTAATGGGGGGATTTTAATGGAAGAAAATGAAAAAGTAAATAAAGAATTTACTGAAAAAAAGTCAAAGAAACTTGGACTAATAATAGGAATAATTGTAGCAGTTTTAATAATTGCAGTATTGGTTGCGATGTACATTATTAACAATTCAAAACCAGAGAATATCTATTATTCTGCAATAGAAAAGGCATTAAAAGCAGAAAAAGTAGAATCAAAATCCATAAAAATTGATACTAAAACTAGAATCACAATAGAAGCTGACGAAAATGAAGAAGAATTAGAAAAACTTGCAAAATGCGTTTTCGGCTTTGGAGTTCAAATGGATGCAGAAAGCAAAAAAGAGATTGTTGATTTGGCTTTAAAGTATGAAAACAATCCAGAAGTTAAAGCACAATTATATTATAACAATGGTGAGATGTATTCATATCTTGACGGACTATTTGATAAGTACATAAAAATAGACTTAAATGACGAACAAAAAGAAGGTTTGCAGAGCATTTTTGAAAGCACTGGTTCAATAACAGATCAAGAAAAAAATGATAAAATTGTTAAACTTGTAAAAAAAGAATTAAAAAAACAACTAGGAGAAATAAAAGATTTTAGTCAAGAAGAAGCTACTATTAAAATAGGGGATAAAGACCAAAAAGTAAAAAGAACATCTCTAAAACTTACTGATGAACAAACATGCAATATAATATCTAACATGTATACAAATTTAATTGAAAACAAAGAGTTTTTAGAGTGCTTTGATGAATCACAAAAGGATAACTTAAAAAAAGCAGAAAAAGCTATTAAAGAAATAGAAACAACAGGTAAAAATACTATAAAAATATCTTTATATACAAAGGGATTATTGAACGAAGTTGTAGGAGCAAACATAGAAGTATATTCTGCGAGTGAAAAACAAACAATAATAGTTACAATAACAAAAGAAGATAAAAATGTATATAAATATGACATAAGTATGAAAGCAATGGGAATGAAAGCAAATATAGTAAAAGGTGAAGCCAAATTAGAAGAAGAAAAACAAACAAACGGAGAAAAAGGAAAAATCACTCTAACAGCAGAAACTTCTGAAGCTGTAGGACTAGGAAAAGCAAAATTAGAAGTAGAATACAACTTAGTTTATGATGAAAAAATAGATGAAATTAATACAGAAAATAATATAAATATAAAAGAATTAACACAAGATGACATGATTGGAATAATGAAAAAATTAACGCAAAATCCACTGTTTGAAGAGATATTTTCTACAGGCTTATTTGATAAAAGTATGCAAAACGACAATATTGTGAGCGATGAACTTTTAGACTTGGAAATGTAAATATAAGTAAAAGAAATAGACTATTTTATTAGTCTATTTCTTTTTGCTTTTTCCTTTACTTTTCTAGGTTTAAATAGTATAATTAAAAGGTCGTAGAG